TCACCTTCCTTATCTTAACTTATTAAGTAAATATTTTTGAATGGTATTTTGTAATAAAACTGGTATCTTGTCTTCAATTTCTTTTTCTGAAATTGTCATCATAAATTTTCCTTCAACCCATCCAGTATGTTCTGGAGTACGATGTCCATATTCAACATATTTTGCATAGTAAACATCATTACTTATTTCAATAATATAATTATCACCTTTTTTTATAATAGTCCCTATAGACCAACCACGTCTTAATACTCCTGTATCTACTGGTGTTTTATTAACTATTAAAGCAAGAAGCCTTCCAGCAATTTCTTTTGCTAACATTTCACATACTTCAGGCATTTCATTTTCAATGTCTAAAAGCTGCTTTTGAAATTCTTTTAGTTCTTTTAAATTGACTTTAATATGATTCATGCTTTCACATCCAGTTTCAAGATTATCTCTTGATGGTTAGTATATATAGCAGGCTGTCCAGATGAAATATAAGATGTCGAGCGTCCATTTTGAGTGACAATTATTTTGCTTCCTGGTTTTACATTAAGATTAGGGTCAATGAATAATTTTATGACTTGACTTATATTATCAGTAGTGTCGGTTTGTTCCGAAGATGAAATTGTTTTATAACTTACTCTGCACTTTTTATTGATATATACTTCTGTTTCAATATTTTTAGTTATCTTACTAACTGGGTCAGTATCTTTTTGATATTCATATATATCACATCTTCCAGTGTATAAAGATTCAATTATATTCTTCATATCATCACCACTTTATTTTTCTGAAGCGTTTTAATTCACTAGTGTCATTTAATTTAGCTAATAAAATATCAAAATTACTTGATGTGTCAGTATATTGAATTGTGATGTCGCCTTCTTTTATTTGTTTAACACCATTTGCATCAATTCCAACATCTTTTCCAGTCACTTTTTTGGTTTGAAAAAAATCGGCACAAACTAAATTTATCAAAACATATTCAAGTTCAGTTGGGATAGCAGATATATTGCAATAATTCAATATATATTGTGTTTTTTCAGCGATTATATAATCTAATAAAAATTCGTCATCACCAATAGTATATAAATATCCAAGTTGTTCAAGACGTTCAATTATACGTTCTTTCATACTATCCCTCCTTCTTTTTATTTTTCTTTTTTTCTATTTCAATTTTATATCCCTTAGATTTTAACCATTCAATATGTTTTGTTTCTTCAACTTCAGCAATACCGTCTACAAACTGTATTCCAGCTGTTATTCCATTATATTTTTCATTTGGAGCATATATTTTCATTTTGAATCACTCCTATTTAAAATAATACTAAGCTATACTTTTACATATAGCTTAGTATTTTTATTTAATTATTAAGCAGCGATTGTTACTTCTACAGTTGCTACTACACCATCAGTGTTTGTATATCCAGCTGGTAATGTAAGTGTTCCAGTAAATATATAATCACCAGCAACTCCTGCATCATATAAATCAGTATCAGCCCAAATTACATCAGCTTCTACTGTTCCAGTTTCACCATAAGTACATTCAACTGTTTTTGGTAATGCCGCAATAACAGCTTCAGCATCAGCATATACTGGAGCAGCTATTGTTCCGCCATCTATGTTAGCTAATGTTTCAACACCAGTTATATTAACAGTTCCAATTACTACTTCTACTGTTGCTTCTAATGTATTTGCATTTCCAAATGGTAATTTAGGAATGATAGTTCCTGTGAAAGTATAACTTCCTGAAGCAACTTCATAAGCATCTGTATCATCCCAAGTCACTTCTAAGTCAATTTTTTCATCAGTAGCATAAGTACATTCAACTGTTTTTGGTAATGCCGCAATAACAGCTTCAGCATCCAAATAAACAGGAGCAACTATTGTTCCACCATCTATATTTTCAAGTATTTCAACATCCGATATATTCATTGCCATATCATTAGCTATTCTGTTTTCAATTGCAGCAACTATTTCAACTTTAGTTAAATCTGTAGAATCTATTTTCAAAAAATCTGCTAATTTAATAAGTTCTAATTTTGGTAAATAATCCCACAATTGAAGTTCATCATAATCCAGCACTACTGTATATCCAGCTAATGCAAATCTGTTGATAGTTTTCAAATCGCTATTTGGAACAGCTGCTGCACCATTAAAAAAGTCTACACCGAAGTCACAATTATGATTTTCATTTGGACTATATATTCTAGCCATTTAAATATCCTCCTATATACAAAATAAGGAAGAAGAATCGTTATCATCTTCTTCCTATATTTTTAACTTATTTTTTACTGAACTTTGATGTTACGTAATACGCCAGCTGCTTTCGAAGCTTTAAGAGCTACTGCTGTAACCATTTCACATTCACCAGTTTTTACTGCACCAGCTGAAGTGAAATCTGGAAGCCAAATTTTTACTGGAGATTGACCAGGTATAGATACTGCATGGAATCCATCTAATCCAAATCTTGCAGCGTATAATGAAGTTGTTCCATCATTTTCAGTTCCAACTACTGGGTTGTTTGAATTAGCTTTTGCACCCAAGTCTATAAGTGGAATACCATTGTATGATTCAACATTTTGTCCAAATTGATTTAATGTTAAAGTATAAGTTCCTTGTCTACGAGCACATGCTCTGATTTTTGCTATCAACTTAGTATTTCCCATGATTGCAGATGGTTTTCCATCTAAACCAGCTAGGAATTCATCTAATGTGTCCAAAAATTCAACATAATTTGCTGTTACAGCAACAGATGTACTTAAATCAATTGGAGCATTTGGAGTCATTTCAGTGTCAGAACCAACTAAAGCTTTATCCAAACCATCAAATGCATTAGCTACTACACCAACATCACCATTAATAACTGTGTCATTAAATAATGCTATTGCTGCTTTAATTTTCTGTTCAATTTGTAATTTAGTTTGACTTTGAATTCCACCAAAACCAGCTAATACTCTGTCAATTGTAAATGATCCACCAAGGATTGCAAGATCAACAGAATATCTTTTAACTTTTACATCGCTTGGATTGAATTCATTGTTTACAGTTCTAAATTCAGCTGCTGGTTGTGTATGCAATCTAGTGTAAGAATATGTCCAGCCTGCACCGCCACCTACTGGGGATGCTACATCATCAAATATTAAATTTTCGAATAAAAAACTGTTTTTTCTGAATTCGTCTATAACACCTATTTGTAGGTCGTCAGTTACGAATTTCTTAGATTCTGCGAGGGTAATTGCCATATAAATTCACTCCTGTTTTTTAAAATTTTATTTTACTAAAGTAATTATCAAGTGCACCACCTAATGTTGTTTCTTGATTTCCACCTTTGTTTCCATTACCTTTAACGGGTTTAAAACCATTCAATTTTTCTTCAGCTTTTTCGATATTAAATAAAGATTTTGTTACTTCGTTTTCAGTTAGTAACTTAATTTGTTCATCTAACCCGATTATTGAATCATCCTTTAATTCAATTTTATCAAGTTCAAGTAATTTCTTTACTGTTTTTATATCTTTAGCTTTTGCATTCACTAATGAAGTTTCGATAGCTGCATCAATCTTAATTTTTTTCAAATTAGTTTGATATTCTTCATCTTTTGCTTGATTAGCAAGTTGCAAATCTTCAATCTGTTTTTTCATTTCTTCGATATTCATGTCTGCATTTTTAAGTCCTTCAATTTGAGTGTCTCTCTCTTTCAAATCAGCTTCTGCTTTTTTAAGTTTTTCATTAACTGTATCGAAGCGATTCTTAGGAATCATGTTTTCATATTTTGCTATCATTTTGTCGGCTAATTCTTCTGTTAGTCCTAATGCAATCAATTCTTCTTTGTTCATTTTAATTCTCCTTACATTTTTTACGTGTATGACACGAAAGAGATTATTTAATACTTAAATATAATTGCGGAGGATAAATATAACAATTTAATTTTTTGAACACCTTAATACACTATATAACACCTTTTTGGGCAGTGGTGTATTACACTGTAATAGTAATAAACAATACCGTTGCGGGCACTAATATTTGTACAGCAAAAAAATATATATATAATAAATGATAACTATTCAAAAATGGAAATTAAAATATAGCATGTTGCGCTCCCACCCGCAGGGATTAACCGTGATGTTATGTTGTCTAGAATCTTAACTGATTTTTTATTTCATTCTTAGACTAATACTTAAGCTTTTTTTTTAAAATTTTATGTATAGCGTTGGAACTTCCTAATATATATACTACTATTAGGAATAGCCAACGCTATACATTTTTTTTTAAAATTTTTGCTTTCTTTATTCTTAGACTAACATTTAAGGCATGCAGTTAATTTTTTTTTACAGTTAAATAAAAAAAAGAAGCCAATAATAATCAGCTTCTTCAAAAAATAAAATTAACATTACATAGATATTATATATATTTAAGACAAAGTGAAAGCCCTTACTGTTGAACATGCGTGTGTCTGTTTGTTTTTGCTTAGGGAAGAAAAATGGTTATTTTGTGGTACCCACCTATAATATATATATATAGGTAAGTACCACGTTTTAACCACTTTTTGTCCCTAAGCTTTTTGCTTTCTGTTTCCATTCCTTATAATTCATATTATCAACTAAAGTC